TATAAATGGTCTGATTCGCTTTTTCTTTCCCAGAGGAACTGATTTCCGCAAACTGCCACAGGAACAACTGGATTCTGTTGTTTCCTTGATAAATAACAGACCTCGCAAATGCCTTGGTTACCTTTCTCACATTGAGTTTATCAAAAAATATAAAAATATGTTGCACTTGGCTTGACAAGCTGGGCTCCTGCAAGGCGGCTCCATCGCAACCGGCTGGGTAGGCCATGTATCAGAAATTCAATGGACGGAGGACGGATAAATGCCAGAGTTTACACGCTTTACAGAGACAATTACAAAAAAGCAGAATAAGCGCGTCATAAACATTACGGTGAAGCCCACCATCACAGATTGCACCGGTTCAGTCTGGTTTACCGACCTGATGCTGCAGGAAGGTGATAAAGTCACAGGCTTTGTCATCAATACCGAAACACTTCTGGAAAAATATGATGGCGATGACGCTAAAGCAGACAAGAGATTTTATAACGGTATCGTCCGCTCAGCTGCAACCTGCGTCATCTTCAATATCGGCTCCACTGCTGCCGGTCTTGACTACAAGGTCTATCCGATTCAGGCAATGGCTGCCGGGAGTATATCACTGGCGCTGGGTGAAGGTGCCCATAAGGCAACTTTCAAAGCAGCAGCGACTGCCGGTGATGAATTTGACCTTTTCGCTTCTACAAGGGAGTGCCTGAAGAACGGCGCTGCAACAGCCAAGAACGGCTTTTTTCAATACTCTGCTGCCGGTGACAGCAAGCACCCGATCACAGTCGAGGATAAAAAAATCGGCTCGAATCTATGTAGTATTTCAGGAAATGCGGGACGGAGGTGATGCCCTGTGAGTTATGATTATTTGAAAGGCCACAAGTGCATGGCCTGGACATTCATGGGCAATTCCAGAATGTATCAGGCACTTGCCGCATATGGAGACCGCCTGTCACAGGTGGGTCTCTTTTCTTTTAAGGTATCGCGCACCGGTATCATCACGGAAAGCGGCGTGGCTATTTCCAATATGCTGACATACATCAACCGATGGCCACACATCAAATGGCTGCTGACTATGTCCAACGATGGCACGAACAGTATCTTTGCAGCTCTCCGGGATAACACCGACGGCGCTCAGGATACCTTCCTTTCGGAGATCGTCCGCATTATGGAAAAATACCCGTGGCGCGACGGCATCGACATTGACCTTGAGAAAGGCGACGGATATTCCACGCACGCTGCCTCTACGGCGATGTTTCGGAATATCTATAACACAGTAAAAGATTATGACAGCAGCAAACTCATGAATATACGCCTGCCGTGTATGAATTCCATCAACGGCTCGGTCGGAGGTGAAAACTGGTGCGTTTACGGCGACCTCAACGCTTACTGCGATACGGCAGCCATCATGAGCTATGGCATGGCGTGGGCAGGCTCTGCTCCCGGAGCCGTCTCTCCAAGGGACTGGCTTGAGGGCATTTACGACTACGCGGTCACGGTCATGAATCCGGAGAAGATATTCTTCGGCCTTCCTGCATACGGCTGGAACTGGCAGATTTATAATCTTCCTGCAAACCTCGGTAAAACCTATCGCGGCACATCAAATACCTACTATGCGGCAAAGAACTGGATGACCGGACAATACAACTTCACGGACGATGTTCCACCGCAGCCCTTCATCCCGATCCTCGCATACTGGGACGATTACGACATGGTGCCTTGGGCGCTTCCGCAGGTCTACGACTTCATGGAAGGCAGCTTTTCGGAGGCTCCCTCTGCGGGCACTGCGACCTTTACGCTCTCTCCACGCCACTTTATCGACGTGGACGGCAACGAGTGTCAGCTGGACAGAGCTTTCAAGCTCACCTGCGAAATGCTGAGGCGAAAGCCGGACTCTGCCCTTATCTGGTATGAGGATTTCCGGGACTACGGTGTGCTGCAAACAAACTACTGGACGACCCTTTCAGGCTCTTGGACGGTATGGCACGAAGATGAATATTCCGAAAGCCGCGTCTACTCCCAGCTTGACGGCTCCGGAAAGCTCGCATGGCGATACGACGGCTTTTCCGATATTCACCTGCGGGCAAGGCTGGTCTTCCCTGCGACAGGAAGTGGCAAGGCCGGAGTATTCTGCGGTGATCTATTCTGCTGCCTGAATTACAACACACAGACCGTTGAATTATATAACGACAGCACGCTACTTGGAAGCTATAGCCAGACCATAGAGCGGACGGCAAATGCCGACCTTCGTACCAATCCATCCATGTACACAGTCGAGATGCGTATCCGTGGAAACAAGGTGCGTGTCTATTCCGAATCTTCCTATACGCTGCGCTTCAGAGCCGTGCTGAACGGCTCGGCAGAAACGGTCATGTAAGAAAAGAACGGTCGGTGAATGTCCCTGTGCGGTTCACATTTATCAGCGCAGCGGATTACTTCGAGGATCCCATTCGGCAGGCAGAATATATGTATGGATTGATAAAGACAGAGGTGACGAACATTGAGTAACATAACGATAATCCCGGCAAGACCCCAGCGGGCTAACTCACAGCAGAATGAAACGGAAAAACCAAAGCTTCGGGTGGCTGCGTACTGTCGCGTCAGCACGGACAGCGATGAGCAGGCGACCAGCTACGAAGCCCAGGTGTCGCATTATACAGAGCAGATTACCCGAAATCCCGAGTGGGCATTTGCGGGTATTTACGCCGATGACGGTATCTCCGGCACGAATACCAAAAAGCGTGAGGAATTCAACCGTATGATAGCCGACTGTATGGACGGCAGAATCGACATGATTATCACAAAGTCCATAAGCCGATTTGCCCGTAACACGCTTGACTGCCTGAAATACATACGTCAGCTTAAGGACAGGAATATCCCTGTGTTCTTTGAGAAAGAGAATATCAACGCGCTGGACGCAAAGGGCGAAGTCCTGCTTACGATAATGGCTTCGCTTGCACAGCAGGAATCACAATCGCTTAGTCAGAATGTGAAACTCGGCTTGCAGTTCCGCTATCAGCGTGGGGAAGTGCAGGTCAACCACAGCCGCTTCCTCGGCTATACCAAGGACGAGAACGGCAGACTTGTGATCGACCCGGAGCAGGCAGAGGTAGTGCGGAGAATTTACCGTGAATACCTTGACGGTTACAGCACAGATAAAATCTCCGCCGGTCTGGAGCGTGACGGAATACTCACCGGCGCAGGAAATCCACGCTGGCATACAAGCACTGTAGCCAAGATACTGCGCAACGAAAAGTACATGGGCGATGCGCTTCTGCAAAAGACCTACACGGTGGATTATCTTTCCAAAAAGCGTATAAAGAATAACGGAATAATGCCGCAGTACTATGTCGAGAACGACCACGAAGCAATTATTCCTAAAGAGATTTTTATGCGGGTGCAGGACGAACTTGTGCGCCGCAGGCTTGTAAAGGTCAGCCCGAATGGGAGAAATCACGGTTTAAGCAGTAACCATGTTTTTTCGCAGATGATAGTCTGCGGAGAGTGCGGCGAATTGTTTCGCCGTGTTCACTGAAACAATCATGGCTGCCGCTCAATTGTCTGGCGCTGCCTTAGCCGTTTGCAGCCTACAGGTGTGATTTGCCATGCCCGTACGGTAAACGAAGAAGTGCTGAAAAATATGGTCGTGCAGGCATTCAATGAGCTCCTCGGCAGCAGAAGCACCTATCAGAAGAGGCTTCGGGATAACCTTGCAGCGGTGATTCGCGGGTATGCTGATGACGAGGCTCTGGAGATAGAAAAGCGGCTTGTCGAACTTCAGCAGGAGCTTATCAACCATGCTTCCCGCAAGGAGGACTACAACGACATTGCCGATGAGATATTCCGGATTCGTGAGATGAAACAGAAGAACTTCACCGACACCGCCGTCCGTGATAAACAGGTCAAGCGTATAAATGAGCTGAACGAGTTCATCGAGCAGCATGATTCTGAGATGACCGAATTTGACGAGAGCCTTGCCCGGCGGTGGCTTAAGGAGATTGTTGTGTGGGATGATAGGTTTTCTGTGGAGCTGAAGTCGGGGGTTATTATTGAGATTGAGGGATAAGGAATATACAAGTAGTAAATCTCCAATTGCTGGATATGTCCAGCAATTGGAGATTATTCTATATTCTTTCAAACTGTATAGACAAATCTTCAAGTCCCCAAAAGAATGGTTCTTCCTTTATATCTTTTCCAATTAAACAATCATCAAGTCGTGGGTTAATAGAAATACTATTAATATC